CACACATGATGCGCCGTCATTTCCACCATGTCAAGCACTATTTTTCATTCCTGCGCCTCCAGCCATTCGGCCCGTTTAGCAACAGTCGCCGCGTCGGCAGCATCGAACCTCTCGCAAGATGGCCTGGACGCGCTCACGGATATGCAAAATTTAACCGTCACGTCGGGATGCTCTGATGCAGCTATCGGACAGTAGCCGAAGCCAAATTTTGACATCGCTGGAATTTCGCGTAGGCTGAAGAATTTGCAGGATAGGCACTTATTCATCTCTCATCCCTCTACTGCGCGTCGGTGCCTGTTTCGGTGGCGCCGGGTGCCATTCGTGCGCCAGGTCTTCAAACCGCGTCTGATTGCCGATATAGGACAGAGCAACGATTCCTGGCTCACCCTGACGCTGCTTGGCGCAATTCACTTCGCACAATCCTTTTTCCTGCGTATTCGGATTGTAAATTTCATCCCTATACAGAAAAATCACATTACTGGCATCTTGCTCAATCGAACCCGACATCGCAAGGTCGGAAAGTTGCGGCCGCTTATTCGGCCTGCTTTCGCAATCGCGGTTCAACTGGCACATAAGCACTACTGCAACATCCATCTGTTTCGCCACACCGATCAACCCGCGCGTGTATTCGCCGATCAACTCGTAAGTTTTTTTCTCTTTTGTGCCGCCGGTAATAAAACTCAATTGGTCGATAACGAGCAAGTCAAGTCCATTTTTCCGCTTCACTTGCCGCGCCTTGTTGCGGATATCGAGCATGTTCAAACTGGTTTCGTCGTCGATATAAAAATTCAGTTCAGCGGCTTTCTGATAGGCATAGGTCAATTGCGACCATTTTTGCTTATCGTCTTCCTTGCCATCCGTCGGCAACCGAAGCCATGACACAGGGAGTTTCCCGAGCGCGGCGATGTTGCGGTCGTTAAGTTGGGCAATCGACATTTCCATCGAAAGCAAAAGCGATGAACCCCATGCCGCCACATTCCGACATAGCCCAAGACCTGCCGCCGTCTTGCCCATCGCCGGACGGCCGGCAATCACGGTCAACGTGCCACGCTCAAGGCCGCCATCAAGCCGCTTATCCAGATCCACAAATCCAGTCGGAATCGGCTTGATCTTGCCTTGCATTCTGGCATCCAGCATGTCGGCGTAGGAGCCTAGAGACTCCGACATCCGCACCGGCGCGCTGCGCGTCTTTTTCTGCGCGATCGCGTCGATCTTCGTAGCGATAATATCGACCAGCGCGCCAGCCTCATCCGGCGATGTTGCGGCCAATTCTTGCGCTTCACTACCCAACGCGATCAATGCGCGTTTCACCGATCTGTCTACGACGATATCGGCATACCGCCGGATATTCGCCGCGCTCGGAGTGCTCTGAACAATCGAGTTCAGGTATTGCAGGCAATCAGTGATTTTTTCGGCAAGTGCAATGCCAACCGATATCACGTCGGCGGTCTTGCAGGCTAAAATCTGCTTTTCAATTTCCCCGTAAATCTCCCGATGATCAGCCCGGTAAAAATGCTCGGTTTGCAGATCGCCGATTCTGTCGATGGCATCATTCGACAGCAAGAGCGCGCCAATGACGGATTGCTCGGCTTCGATTGCGATGGTGCGGTCTGGTTTCATGCAGCTTTATCTCCGTGTAATTTTTTCGCCTGTAATCCAGCGGTTGCCAAGACGTAATAATCATCCTTGACGTACCAAAGTTTGAACCAATTCCCGCGCACGGATTTCAAAAACACGATACGCCAATCCTTGTACCGCTTGGCATCCGGCAGCTTATAGCGGTCCAGGAATTCACGCCATTGCAGCCAAAGAAAATCAGGCGGTATGCCGACGCTGTTGGCGTAGGTGATTGCCGCGCAGTCATCTGGTATTGGCATTTCGCCCTTGGTTTTGCATTCGTCCAAAAACGTCTTCAAGGCGACGGCTGATTTTTTACGGTCCGGTTTAGCCCCCTCTGGGGGTATGGGGGTTTGTATTATGGTATTGGTATTGGTATTGGTAATGGGAGCTTGTGACTTGGTTATTTCTGGGTTAGCTAAAATAACCGGCTGGGTTATTTCTGGGTTAGCCTTAGGTTTAAATTTTGCAGGTCTGCCGCCCTTCTTTCCATTCACGCGGGCGCGCTCTGCCGCTTCTGCCGCTTTGATAATTTCTAAATCACACCTTTTATGCGACCATCCAGCGCCAACTAAAATAAAAAATTCATCGAGCACTACATCGACGGCTTTTCGCTCATCTTTCGATGTCGCTCGGACCAATCTGGCGACCTGCGCACGGTCCGCAGGTAGGTACTTTTCCCGCACATAATACAAATCCATTAGGCGGCGATAAGCAGCATCTTCAAGCCAAGAAAGGTGAGCTGTAGCCGTCATGTAGTCGCCGATGTGATGGGGGTAAAAGTTCATTCACAGCGGCCAAAAAGACGTACATTATTTTCCAGAATGTCTCTGGTCATCTGGTTATTACGGGTAGAAAATTCGCCTATTTTATAAAATTCATCCATATCACATTGGCTTAGGCTAATTGCAAATCCAGATGCAAAAGCAAATGGCGCAATACTCATTACTTCTTCAATTTTTTTAGCGGGTAATGATGTATATCTCCCGAAAAATCCAGCTAATAACCCATACGCTTGATCTGCACTTACGTGAGTCAGTAATTCCTTAATTCCATTTAAAACATCATGCTCGGATTTATGGCAGTCCTCACAAAGACATGACAACTCATCATCCGAATATTCCCAAAGCATCCTCCCTTTGAAATACTGCTTATGGTGTACGTTCAGTGTTTTGTCTGCCGAATTGCACTTTTCACATTCAAACCCGTTTGACTCCATAATCTCAAGTCTTCGCTTCTGCCATAAAGGGTGTTTGTACTGATCGCCGAATGCTATTTTCATTGGTTAGACCCCTTAAGCATTTCAACCAACGACCGACACAAGATATGGGCGTGGTATTGCTTCAGCACCTTGGCATGCACTTTACCTATCTGCGCGGCCAAAAGATTTTGGTGCCTATGTTGCCAAACGCACCGACCAGCGCCAGCATCCAGCGCACCATTGCTAGACTGAGCAGCCGTATTGCCGGTGGGAATTTTGGGTAAAATGGTCATTTTTCGCGCCCATATTTAACTGTAAGATCGCTCCCCTCTTCGGCATAATTCCGGCCTCCAAGCCAAACAAGCTTTTTAACCGGCGGCGCAGTCCACATGCAAAAACCATCATCGTCGATTGCTTTTCCTTGCTCTAACCACCATTGATAGACGGTCCAGAACGACGCGCGCGTCCCAGGCTGCTTATCTTTTATGCTGCCGTCGGTATTCGTAATAAACGGTCCAAAACGCGGGTTATCCTCAAACGTGAACTGTGCGCCTGATTGATCGCGTATTTTTCGATCCGGTTCAAAATGTCCGCAGACAATGGCATTGCCGATGCGCTTGCAAGTCAAAACAAATCTCCTTCACTGCGGTCGGCAATCTGGTACTTACCCCATTCGCCGGCAATCCAGTTCACGCCCTTGGCGTTTTTGAAGTCCACCGGCGGTGTACTTGCAATTACGCCAATATGCATGAGACGTTCGATTGAACGCTTTACGCTATCATGCCGGGATTCGACCAAGTCCGCTATCTCGCGGCTGGTCATAGATTGTGTTGCGGATATTGTTGCGAGTTGGTTCATGCAAACCCTTTAGCCAACACCATGAACGCGGTGATAGCCACCCGAAGCAAGGGCGAGCAAAGCTGCCTTGAAAGGTGTCCAAACTTAATTGGCGCGAAAATGATGTTGGCTGAAAGATTCATGATCCCTTGCTTCGTTATGGACTATCACATCCGATTTATATTACTTCCCTGACATTGTTCATCATTATCATATTTCCAGCAAGTATTTTTCAATACTTTTCATACATTTTGGAGTTCCTTCAATTTTCGCTTGTATTCGGCCTTCAATCGCTTCAGGTCGTCGATTGTCCATTTTTGCACCATCTGGTCACGCTCCAGCGCTTCGAGAGCGGCAAGCCCTATCCTAGCCTCTACGCCAGCCCTGAATGCTTCCCGTGTCGCGCCGCCTGGTCGATTACAATTTTTACGCTGGGCGAATATATTGCGATCAGCATCAAAGCGCAAATGTGGAGCACTGCCGCGTGAAAGGTAGTGACCAGCATCGATCGATCCACCTGGACGACTTGGTTCAAACGGCTTTCCGCAATCAATGCAACCATGACCTGCAGCAATGTCCCGTGCGCGTACATAGGCATTTACCGCTACCTGCACTTCGGCTATCCAGTCGGCACGGGTTTTCAGGGCTTCCTTGCGCTTCGCAGTATCGGCCCTGTCCAGTTTAGCGGCGGCGCGTTCCTTGCGCTCCCTGTCGCGTTTTGCTACCTCGGCAGCGCATTCTGGCTTGCAGGCTTTATGCGCCATGCTCCGCTTTTCAAATGGCTTACGGCATATTTTGCACTTCGATAATTTCGGCTTGCGCACCTTCGCCGTTAATGTGTCAGCGGTCTTCTTTGCGCGGAGAGGTGATCGGATCACTTGATGGCATCCTCAATCAATTGTATTCTTGATCCAATCCAGTGCATAACATCAGCGCAAAGAACAACAAATTCAGCATCAGTCATATGGCGTTTTGCTATATTCGCATCTTCGCACACCCATTGCATATTTTCTATTCCATCTCCACCATTGCGTGCTTTTGGCAACTTGTGATCCAATTGCGCACCCCTATCAAGACGCCTTCCAGTGATGGCGCACAACCCCCTTTGCTTTCTCCATAGCGAAGCAATTTGCTGCGTTGTGGCGCGATCATTTCCGCGTAATTTCATGGCCTTAGACCAAAAGAATCGGCGATATGCGTATTTACGCATTTTCGCCGTTTGCATTTCACGGTTATTTGAGTGAAATTCATTACGTTTTCTTCTGGCCATTTCTGGATCACGATCACGTAAATTCTGCATCCCTTCGCGTTTTCTTTTTAATCTTTCGTCATCGCTCATTTTTTGAACTGTCGGTCTTTTTAATCCCAATAAACTGGCTTTTCCTTGTATCTGCCTACGATGGCGACCGACTAGTTTTACTAGCATTTCATCCCACGGCATTCCGGCAGGATAAATATGAGATAAAAGCAATTCTTCTTCTTCGCTCCAAAAAATATGCTTCGAAAATTTCCTTTTCATAGTTGCCTTATATTGTGTGGATATAAGTATTATACGATATTTTCTACCATACTTTGTATTCTTTCTCCGATCCATCTAACCACCGGAACGGCGAAGCTATTGCCCATCGCCTTGTACATCGGGCAATCAGCCGGCGGTTTGCCGCGATACAGGACGTGGCCTAGATACCCTCGCGGGAACCCCTGCAAAGATTCACATTCCGGCACGGTAAGCCTTCTCACTGCGTATCGAGTCGCCACAATCGGCTGCCCCCGTCCAGTCCCATCCTCGCTGGCGTCGAAGCCATCTGCCTTGAGCGTGTGCGTGATGTCGCCGGTGATGCAGACCGCCTGCGCCTGCGGACTACTCGATCCGAGCGCACCGAATACCTCAGTGCTGCTTACCGTATCCTGGCGGCTGTCGAAGGCTATCGGCGCAAACACATGCGCCTTGTCACCACCACCACCACTGGCGCGTAGGCAGGTCGCGACCTCATCGCCGAGTTCAGCGGTTGCGCCGCCTTCGCGGCCGCGTAGGGCGACGGATAGCGCCACGTTCTCATGGCTATCTTGCGATCGGCCGCGCAATGCGCCGATACCTTCTCGCCAATAGCCAGCGCCGCTTGTCGAGTATCCATCCTGAACAAGGAACGTTTCCGTCTCGAAGTCCATCCGACCGCTGGCGCTGGCGCAGGCGTTGCGTGCCGTGGCTACGTCGATGCTTCCTGATTGGTTATTGCCGCCGAATGCAACGGGCTGGATTCCTCCCGCGCATTCAAAGTCGGTACCGAAGCCGCCGCCGCTTGAAGCGCGTGCTCCAAGAGTGCCGGTAATTTCTTGCCGCGATTCGCGGCGCGGCGCAATATCCCGGCGCACGCCGTCGAACTCAAAAAGTACCGCTGCGGGATCGAACCCGTCTCGAGCACTTGCGACAACGAACACACGGCGGCGTCGTTGGGCCACTCCGAAATATTGGGCATCAAGGGTTCGCCATGCAATATTCCGCTGCGGTCCATACACACAACCAGCGTTCGACCACCTTCCCCCTGGCGCGACGAGCGGGCTATCCTCGCCGGCAAGCGCTCCCAGAAAGCAGCCGAAGGCGTTATCTTTTGTACTGAGCACTCCGGGGACATTTTCCCAGACGATGATGGATTCAGGTTCTCCGCGAACATGTCGAACTGCGTCGATTGCATTGGCTAAGTCCACAAATGAAAGAGTTAATTGACCACGGGCATCGTCCATAGATGCACGCAGACCGGCAATGCTGAAGGCTTGACAGTTGTGGACGACGGCGCCGTTGAGGACATATGAATTATCGCCTTCGACTTCAATGTTGTAAACGGTATCGATGCCGACGGGTGTATATGACTGAGCGCGCCGCAGCAAATAACCATGGCGCACGCGACTCTTGCGCGACACATCGGCGTGTACTGCCTTGACTGACCAGTAATCGCGCTGATTCACGGTTCGACCTTCAATGACACAGGTATCCTGCGTTTTCATGAACGTCAGACCCGCCGAATATCCATTGCAATTGGCGAGGTCAACAATGCCAAGTGCGAGAGCGTGGCTGACGGAATTGGCGACGAAGCCATTGGGCGTCATGCCGCCATCAGTGTCTAGGTATCCGCGCAGCAGTTCAGCGCCGAACTCAGACCCCGCCACCCATGCCGGAATGCGCTTGCAGTGGGACAGTTCGCCAAACTGATCCATCAGCCATTCGGCGAATGCGGTGTCGCAGACGATGACCTTGATCGAGCCGCGGCTTTCTTTCGTGAATGCGCCAATGCCTGGCGCGGCAACTTTGAACTTTTCGACTTTTGATTTATTTAGACAGAACACGACGGATTTCTTGTTTTTGCCGCCCCATTTGCGAATATAACCGTCGCCCAAATACATTCCAGCAAGGTACATTGCAGTTTCTGCATCGAACTTTGCCGATACAGGATCATGACCAGGAATCTCGTAATGCGTCAGTGCGCACCAATTCTTTCCTATCAGTTGTTGCGCCTCGACCCACTCCGGCGCGCCGCACTGTTCAATCTTGGCGTACGCCCCGTTGCGCTTTGTACTCTGCATACGGAAGTCAACGGAAAGGAACGGATGATCTGGCGTGGTGACGATGCCCGATGCCATTCCCACTCCGGTCAATTTTCCTACCTTGGCGAGCTTGCTGCCGACACGCAAAACACGCTGTAACCGCCCTATATGCGTCACAACCAGATCATCTACCACTACCGATTCGATGGACTTGTATCCGGCTGAGCACAAAACCATGTGCCCAGCAGTAAAGCATGGTGTGCCGCCGACCAGAACATCGGGCGCAGCAACTATTCCAGCGCGCACCATAGCCGCGATCTTGGTCATATCGCCAAGATTCGCCACTGCTGGATAATGATGCGCAAGCACCGAAGACGGAAATTTCTCTATTTCGGCAAACCATGCCGGCGACCACCCAATTGGATGCCATGCGACAGTGGCCGCTTCAATCCCACTGCACACGCTGCCATAGGTAGTCACGTCCGCACCCGCGCCGAATAAGCCGTAGCCCCAACCAGCGCAGCGCGTATCTGCTCATCGGTGAGCGAGCGCCGCCGACTATAGACGTGTTTCATATTTTCCTTGTAATCGTAAAAGCATCCGGGTCAATGCCGGCATCACGGCAAATCTTGACGGCGGTCGTATGCCCAACCGCGAACATCCATGTAGCCAAATACCAGTTTGGCGACTTATCGAATTCGCTTGAGCATATCGACCTGGCATTTAGCATGATCGTGAAGGGGGATAGTGTCGGCGTCATTTTGCCTCCCCCAACGCACGAATCGCATCAACGCAGTCATTCGCCGTCATCGGATTGTCGAAATTATTCACGCCTGCACAGATAGCCGCAGCATCCGCAAGGCCTGCTTTATACGCATAGTCGAATACCTCGCGCGTGCTAGTCCAGCCTATGTGACACAATTCAGCGTAATGTTCGTCAATTGTCATTTTCCCTCCGGTGGAAATTATTGAATTATCATGGAAGTAAAACGGCCAATTTATCGCGGGATTTTTGCGCTTTTTTTAAAGCCATCGCAATCCGTTCTGGCGGTCGCCTTTTCCATATATCACATGCGAGTCTGATTGCTTCTTGTTTATTTTTTATTCCTTTGTGCGGAAATATTCCGAATCCAAGTTCTTTATCTGATACCTGATACTCGCGTGGACCATGGCTAGTATATCCTGGCCTCCTCTCATGGACAACAAACTTTCTGCCATCAAAAGTGAATTCATCTCCCTCCGAAAGTAAGAGTCCATCGGGATATGCTGCGTAAAATTTTGTTGGTGTTAGTTTCATTAAAACCTCTCGTATTTTTTCGTAGATTCGGTCCAGCGCACAGGCTTCGGTTTCAACGTAGCCACTCTGGCGCCGTATCGCGGGGGTTCGCATGAAACATAACTCCCATATTTGCGCCGTCGGCCTCGATCGCAGTCAGGTACAGCGCAAAGCCGTGAATCGTCAGTTCGGTCGTACTCCCGACCAGCACGCGCTCGCCGCCTGGCGTGATATCCCACTTTCTGTAGGACTCGGATTTGCACAATAAATCATCATACACTTCCGGCAGATATTGCCTTTTAAAATGTTCGTGCCATACCTCCGCACTGTAACTCCGACCGACGACGTATGCCTGCTCTGCAATATCCTTTAATGGCCCCCTCCACATAAGCGCATTTTGATCTGGCTTGCGTGCCTTGACCTGTTCCCTCACAATTAACTCAATCGGCTTGTCAGGGTCTATCGGAATCGAGTTGAGCATGGCTATTGCACGATCAACGATATCTCGTGTACGCAACGCAATTGTGCGCGTCGGATATTTTTCACGCTTGTAGATTATTTTTTCGCTCATGTGGCCGCCAGCGATAGCAAGGATTGCTCATGCTTGTTTCTCGGAGCATTGCGGAACATATCGCCCTGCATCAATTCGTTTTCGATTCGCGCACTCGCTAATTTGAAAAAGTCCTTTTTAATCTCGAATCCGTAGGCCGAACGTCCGGCGCGCATCGCTGCGATAATTGTGGACGCGCTGCCGGCGCATGGGTCTATTACCACTTCGCCGGGGTCGGTAAAAAGTGAAATTAACCGGCCTATCAGTTTGACCGGCTTTTCTGTCGGATGAATCTTTTCTGTTCTAGGGTTATCGTATTCCCACGGCATCGCGTTAAAAATCATCTTGCCGTGATTGTTGAATTTTGGGAGTTTATCGCGGTAGAGAATAAGTCCGTATTCGCAGTTGCCGACCACGCGCATATTCGCCTTCAGCACCTGGGCCGATGAATTTTTAACGAATACTAGATTTATGTAGCGATTCAATCCGTGCTTTTTTGCCTCTTCGATCAATTGGAATTGCTGATCGAACGCGCAGAATACGATCATGCACGGCGCTTTGCCGGTTTCTTTCGGTTCTGGTATAAGCATCTTTGAGGCGAAGTGCAGGAATTCGGGAATACGAAAATCTTTGTCCGTGTCAAAAAATTCTGTGTTAGCTAATTTGCTTTCGCCGTTTTTATTGTCGCCTCCGAGATACCATTCCGGGGAGCTGGCGAAAGCATTGGTAGACAGATTATAGGGAATGTCGGCAACGATAATCTGGGCCTTTTGAATCGGGTAGCGCTTTGAATTTTGGTAGTGGTCATTGAATAATTCATGCTTCAGCGCCCGAACCTTTGGGATTCTTTCTACGTCACTCATGCTTCCTCCGAAAATAGATCATTCTGCATCTTCACTTGCGGTATGCAATACGGACTAGCCCACACCGTTTCACTGGCCGAATTTGCGACCGCTTCATCGGTCAATGCATAGCCCTTGCGTGCCGCCCATTTATGCTCTGTCCAACCGAGTGATAGGAGCGCATCATGTTCGGCGGCATGACCGCACAAAACAATCCTCAAAAGCGGGTTATCGCCATTCTCCGCGCACCACTCGCGCACTTTCGACGATATGCCAAGTCCCATGCCGCCTGCGCCGTAGTCCATCGCGCCTTTGTCATATGGAGGGTCAAGGAACACGCCCGTAAGCCAGTGTCGCGTCGTTACCGAATCCTTGAGTACTCGCGTCCAGTCTCCGCAAGTTACGCGAACGTCGCGCATACGCTCATACAGGAGATTAAACCAATCGGCAATAAACTGCCCACGGTCGCCCTTGCCAGCATCGCCAAGGTGCGGGAGTTGGCGATTTATGCCCTGCCCGGCACTCAGGTGCGGGAGTTGGCGGCGGTTGACGATCTTTTCGCCATCATGTACCCACGGGCCTTTACCCAGACACCAGCCATGACCAATCCAGCAGCAGGCGCCATGACACCACCAGCCGGCTATTTTCACATCGTAGAATTCCGGGTTCGCGTCGAGCTTTTCGGTTAAATCCTTCGATTGCCGAACGAGCCATGAATGGCGCGAGAACAAATCTGTTTCGTTAACCGGCCAATCCGAATGAAACGCAACCGAATTCGGATCATGCGCGATAGCTCGCCAGAAATTCGCAACGAAGCCGTCAAAATCGTTGATTGTTTCTATGCCTGGTTCGTCTGTCCGACCGAGCAACATGGCCGCGCTTCCGCAAAATGGTTCTACATAATTCGCAGGATTTCCGAGTAGCGACCACACCAGCGAGCATGCGCCGCTCTTTCCTCCAAAGTAGGGCAGCGGAGCGGCAAGTGTACCTGCTGCTGTTTTCATACTTCCCGCCCCTTCATAATTTCCCTGATTTTGTCGAAAGCCTCTGCGCGATAATTCCGGTCTTGCATCACGCAATCAGATGCGTCAATTGCTTTATCAGCCCAAGCAATCACCGCCATGATCTCGGCATCCTGCTGGCGGTGGATTGCGGCGCGAGCGTTCCATGCGCAAATCGTACTATTGGCTCGCCAGTTCGCCGCTTTTTCTTTCCACTCTCCATATGCAAGTTCTTCGCGTTCACTCATGGCCTCCCCTTCTTCGGCTTGTCAGCCTTCAGTGCATTATTTGAAATAGCCTGAATAGCCAATTGCGCAGGCCTCGGAATAGCGATTCCCTTTTTTGCGTTAGCACGCCATTTCGCTATACATGACGGAGATCGCTCAAGTGCGACGGCGATTTGCGCGTCATCCCCGTATTTAGCTTCCAACTGTTTGAATTTCAT